TGCTGTGTTGGGAAGAACGCCCATCGCGTGCATCGACTCCGCCAAGTTCAAGAAGGATGAGTCGATGAAGTGCAATTCCTTCGCGGCGAGTATCTCCGGCATCCAATCTAGGATGGACGGGCGCTTGTTGATGCGAAAAATTTCGAGATCGTTGGGCAGAGCGTTGGGCCGGATCAAAAAATTCCGGTCGTAGTCCTCGTGGACGAGTGCGATGTTCCTTTTGGGCTCTTTCCACCCGCGCACGAGTCGCGCCGGGAGCCGGAACTCCGTCCACCGTGTGTCGAAGGGAATTTCTGCCTGCCGATACATCTCGCTGTCCCATTTTGCTTCGTTGAATCCAAGCTGATTGAAGTATCCGAGGCAAAGACTGTTCGGGCACTGGGGAATCCACCGTCTTTTCACTTCCTCGTAGTCGATTGCGGCGAGAACCTGCACGTTGGGCACGTCTTCAATAGTGGCGCGCACAGCACGGACGTAGTCGGTTTTTGTAATCCACTTCACACGAGCGTGCTTGCGCGCCAAAACGCGGATGAGCCCGTTCAGCACGAGCGCATCACCAAATTCTAGGTGCCCGAAGACGTAAAAATTTTCAGGAATCTTTACTGCCATAAATTTTCCGGGTAAACTCGATGTCCAACGTGCCCGCAGACGAGCCCCATGTCCACGTAGACCTGATGTCCAGCCTCGCGGGCGCGCCGACAGAAAATTACGTCCTCTCCCACGCCCATATTTGAGACTTTTGTCGCGTGCGCTTGCGCGTTTTCCAACATTTGCAAAGCCTTCAGGGCTTTTTCACCGTCCATCGGACCTTCGCCGAGCATTTTCACGGTGGCATCGACATCTTCGAGCAGCCGGTGCTCGCTACTGGTGAACCAATGACCATTGAGTGCCGGATATTTCTTCACGATGTCGTCGAAAACGCTGCGGTGAGTGAGCGTGCAACCAAATCCCACCCAGTTTGTGGGCTTCACGAGGTCGTGCGGGCCTGTGCGCGCGTAATCCGCTTCGGATTTGATCGACATTCCCTCCGCGTAGACCGGACCCGCGCCGGGACGACGACCAAAATAGAGTCCGCCCACCACAGTTTTCTGATGGGAGAGTAAACGGTCGATGGAATTAAGCCCGGCGAACTTGTCCGGGAACTTTGGCCAGCCGCAGTAGGCTTTAAACCACGGCGCATGCCCGCACGGCACGATCATGTCATCATCCATCCACAGAAACCAATCGAATTGGGTCTTGAGCGCCTCGCGCGCGCAGTTGTTACGCGTGTGCGCCACAAAGGCATCGTCCCAATTCGCCATCAGGCCCACTCGACGGCGGTCGGACAGGTGCGCGATACAGACCGTCGTCAGCGGCGACACTGACTTGTAAGACGGAAGTATCAGCAGCACCTTCTGCGTCAGCGGACGAAAAGAATCCGACACTGGAATCGCCGTTGGTGCGATGCCGATACCCCGGTTGAGGGTATCGGTGCTCATATTACTTGCGGGCGTTTTCGGCCTGCACCTGACTCATGATTTCGTCAAGCGCATCACCAGTCCGGGTGTGGATGGTAGCTTTCTTTTCCGCATCGGGCAACTTGCCACCGGGCGGAACCGCCGATTCACGCAAACGAGAGACGCTGGCGTTTTTGAACGACGCGATCTTATCGGTCGCTTCCTTGAGTTGCTTCTCAAGGTCCGTGATACGAGCCTTCGCGGACTCGTAACGCGGCTGAAGATACAGCAACTTGCCCATGCCGAGAATCATGATCGCGCGCATCTCCGGGGAGTCGTCTTTTGTCGCCTCCTGAATGTGCTGATTGATTTCCGTCACGGTCTTGTTGTGCGCTTCGATGGCTTTCTTCGTCGCCTCGTCGGCCCCAGCCGGGACCTGACGCTGCTGGATGAATTCCAACTTCGGCAAATGCTGCTTCAGGTGGTTCTCCGTATCCACATTGTGCTGCGAGGCGGTCGATTCGATTTCCTTTTGGCGCGCCGCCATATATTCCGAGACGTTCGCTTTCGCAGCGGCCTTGGCCTGCTCTTGGTTGTATTCCAAGTTGACCATCTCCGCGATGCGAGACTCCACGATGCGCTGCAACGTTGGGTCCTTGATCTCGGCGAAAACGGCATCGAGCTTCACCTTGTGAGGCCCGCCGTGCTTTTTGATTTCGTTGATGACACCGTCATCGACCTGCTTGTGCTTGCGAAGCTGCGCGTAAATGAACTCAGCGGCGTTCGCGATGGTCTTCTCGTTTTCCTTGAACTTCGGGTCCGCCTCGATGTCCAGCTTGGCGCGCCATTCGCGGAGGGCCTTCACTTCGGTCTCCACCTCGGGAGGAAGTTTTCCAGCCTGTGCAGCCTTCGCTTCGAGTTCCTTCTTCTCGGCTTCGAGGGCGGCGATCTTCTGCTCGCGCGCGCTGATCTCCTGCGCAGCACGAATCTTCACCGTGGCAAAAGCCTCGGCGGATTTGGGACTCGCGCCTTGCGGGAGTGAGGGCGTGTCCTTAAAAAGTTCGTCCGCCTTGGCCTTCTCTGCGGCTTGCTTCTCCGCAGCGGCTTTGTCAGCGGCTTCTTTCTCGGCTTGTTTGGCCGGGTCGTTCGCTTCGGCAGCCGCCTTCTCTTTGGCATCTTTTTCCTCGGCGGCTTTAGCCTCGGCTTCAGCTTTCGCTTCGTCCGATTCCTCGGTCTTCCCCTGAACTTGCTTCAGGATGTCGTCGAGTGCGTCGCCGGTATCTTGGTGAACGCCTGTTTTTGGTGCGAGCGACTGTCCCGAGATATCCTGAGCCTTAAGCTTCTCGGCGACTTCCGCGTTGATCTTACTTGGGTCCGTTTCCAAGTCCGGTTTGGGTGGGGTGTTTTCGTCCGCCATAAAAATTACTTAGCTGGGTTCAGCTTTTCACCGTCCCATTTAGAATCGTCCAAAAGGTCCGGTAAGCTTTCAACTGTTTGGGGCGCAGCCGGTTCGGGCCGGGCCAGTGTCAAAATATTCCGAATCACTTCCTGTGTGCCGAGCAACGTGCCCGCGCGGATCAGAACTTTGTTGGTTTCGCCTTCAGCCAAAAGCGTCGGAGCTAGTTCCGCCAGCTTGGGCAGAAATTTAACTCCAGTTGGACCGCTCAAAAAATTCGCGAGCGCGAGGCGGTCATCGGAATGCCATGTGATTTCGTCGAGGGTGATTTCCATAGGGGTGATATGGGGTTACACTGTTGGGGGTTGTAATTGCTGGTCTTCTTGTTCGATGATTGCTTCCTCCGCGTCGTGCTGTGACGACTGCTGCTGGAGGTCTGCGGCTTGCTGGTCAAGCTGCTTGAGTTGTTCGATTGCCTTCGCCGCGTTATTCACGAGATCGGCGACGGGTTTCAATTTGTCTTTCGGAACGCCCTGCTCCAACGCGCGATTGTAGTGCTCCATGATGTGCGCGATGATCGGTTCGAGTTGCTCCGTCTCGCCCTGACCCTGCATGATCGAGCCCGCAAGTTGCTCCGCGACAGGCATCAGCATGTCGAGGTGGATCATGTGATTATCACGCGGACTGACCGGGACCTGCGCCCCGGACTGGATCAGCATCAGTTCCATCTGCTGCAACCGTTGCTGCTCCGCTTGGACGGTCGGGTCATTCTCCGGCAGCAGCACACGCTTGGCGAACTCGGGGTTTAAACGCGCTGTCAAATCTTCGACTTCAAGTTGGCGCTGATTGTAAAGAGGATTGCCGCGTTTCTCCGCTGCCAACGACACAATCAATTGACGTTGCAACGGGGTAAGATCAGTGACCGTCCCGGCCACAGGTTGCGAAGCGAGTTCGTCCAGTTCTTCGCGGCTCATGTGCTCGAGCAATTCTTCTTGCAACGCCTTCGCATCATCCTCGACTGTTTCCTTGTCGCACAAACGACGCTGCATCGTGCCGACGAGACTGACGAACTGCTCCAGAAAACGAGCGATACGAACGTCCTGCTGTTCTTCCTCGCGCTGAGCGTAAAGATTGACGGCAGCGGGGGAGCGGAAAGCTTCGCCCTCGATCTTGGGCGGCGAGGTCGAACCGATCAACTGATCCACGATCATCCCGAAAAACGCATCGAGTCTGACGAAGTCCTCCACATTACCATCGATCTTTTGCTCCAGCAAAGTCCAGCCTTGCGGGACAATGAGGGCTGCGCCGACGACGCTCATCTTGAACTTGTGAATCTGCTTGATGTCGCCTTGGAAAATTGATTTGCCGGAGAGGATGGAGCGATCCACAATCTCATTGCGCGTGCGGTCGATCATCCCGGCCATTTCGTAGATGTCCCGGCCAACGCCCTTTGAGCCGTGCATCGTGCCATTACCTTTTTGGAATGCGAAAAATGCTACGCAGTCGTCCATGCTATTGAATCGGTCTTCCTTTTCGAAAATGAGATCATACTCGTTCCCGGCCAAACGATAGTGCGAGACCTTGCCGGTAACCTCTCGGACGAGCAGAGAGTAAACCACAACCACGCTCGCGCCGCCCATGTAGGAAGCCCCAAGGGTCAACTCGCGCGCGGCATTTTGATACCACGTCTCCGAGGTGCCGTCACCTAACGCATTGCGGACTTGATTCGGGGACGCCTTATTGATCGCAGTGATGGTTTTTGCGATATCCCAACCAACGGTCTCCGCTGCCTCTTTGTCCTTGATGTAGGCATACAACTCGTGGGGCATGAAAGTTTCGCGAAGCACGACCACCTGAGAGGTGGAAGGAAGCTGCTTGGTGCCGTCCGAGAGATAAATTTCGTCTTGCGCGAACGTCTTCGGAAACCATGTGAACTCATCGAGCCACGCGGGGACCGAATGTCCGAACAGCGCGTTGGTGAACGCGATGTCCTCAACCAAAGTCGTCCAGCCCTTGCGCGCCCGGATCGTTTTGGTGATGTGCTCGCGAAACATCTCCGTCTTCTCGACCGCATTTTCCCAGCGGGACGAGAGGGATGAGTTGGTGAGATACTTCTGAGCGGCGACGGCGCGCACAAACCGAGGCGCGACCTTTTCGATCATGCTCGGGAGCGGCTTCGTGGTAAAATTCTGCTTCCAGCCCAACCCCTCGGCATGTAGCCGGGCGGAACTGTAAGGACGTTCGGCGTTATACTTGGCCAAAATGCGGCCGTTGACGATCTGGCGCTCGCGGTTGGCGGCGATGATGGTCTTCACAACCTCTTGGGCCATAAAGACATCTTTGATGCTGCGCTGGGTAGGCTCACCTGACGCATTTAACGCCGGGCTCTGGATAAGCCCATCTTGCGCCAAGTTTTTTTGGTCTGCCATAACTCTACTAAATTGTGGTGTTTTTACGGAGATTTGTCATTGACTTTTTCGCCTCCAGATGCGTTTCCACTTGCGCTTGGGGCACTGCTCCAGAGCCAGAAAGGTCTTTGCGTCCACGAAACAGGTGCAAATCCGGCACTGCTCGTCTACCAATTCCTCGCATTGCTCGCATGTCTTGCGCCGGTCGCCCCATTCAGCGTCCGTGACGGTGGTCTCATAATCGAGCATCCATGCGAACAACCTGCGCACCTGCGCAGCGGCATAACGAAAAGGAGTGTGCCAACGGAAAATCATTTTATCTTCAGCCAGCAATGGTCCGGGAGATCGTCGCGCTTCTCAGATATCGAATCGAGATGCACCATCACTCCAGTGTCGCGAGAAAATTTCTCGCATGCGTTGAGGCGCGAGTCCGCGTTGCGATTCCGCAAAATGCTCTTGCGCATCTCCGCGATAAAAGTCTGACAGGGCGCGCACCCTTGCTTCAGGGTGATGTTGAACGGACAGTTGGCACACGTCTCGGTGCGCTTGGCTGCCGTCTCGGGGGAAACATAAGTGAGCGTGTCCTTCGCGCGTCGAATCCCAGCCAGCCACGCCAGCACCGCTGATTTAATCGTCGAGCGCGCGGTGGAACTCTTTACCGGAGCAGCGGTGTCTTCGTAACAGTGGCCCGGGTTTCTCTGGCACGCTTGTTCGAGCACTTCTTTTTCCGGGTCTCCAATCGGAAGGTTGTTGAGGCGTCGATATGAGTCCACACGATTGATCACATCACGCCAACTGCGCACGCTCACGTGCGTGGTCCCGTCCCTATCCTTGAAGATGTATCCGCCTTTGGGAAAAAGATTAACGTTGATCTTTTGCATATTAGTTTGGGCTCATCTGCAAAAATTCCGACATCGTGGATATCTCCAGCGTGTCCTGTTCCATCGTTGGGTCGTTGCCTTGGCCGCTGCCGTTCCACCAGCCATCATCAGACTCGGTCGATGATCCTTCGCCTATGTCCTCGCCCGTCATGGAAGGGACGAGCATCGCACCGCGCCGGACAGCATGAACGATCAGGGTAAGCGCATCCGCTTCGTCTGGTGAAGAAAAACCACGGCTCATGAAATCTTTCTTCGACTCCACCTTTGACTTCGCGCCAGAGGGACGATACTTCCGCTGCGTCAGTTGCGGAGTGAGTTTCGTCATGTCTACGTTGGGATGAATCATGAGGAATCCAAACTCGCCGAACGCCCGCAATGCAAACCACAGTTCCGTGCAGATGCGATCATACATCTCGTTGGCCGGATCGGAGTCCTGCTGCATGATGCGCGAGTCGCTGCAACCTCCAGAGTAATTTACTCCGTGGATGGCACCGCTCCACATGTTCTTCATCAGGTCGAACGCGCCCACGCCGTGGCCGGTCTTGTCGCACGCAAAGTATTCAGGCCGGATGCCGGACCTGCGACACAGTGCGATGAGTTGATCGGCCATGAACACACTGTCACCCTTGGCCAGCGCGAAAATACTGTCCACCTGAATCACGGTGCGCGGGATCACACCCTGAGTGTTCTCGTCGCGGAACATTACCGTCTGG